CACGCGCTGTAAAGTTGGCTGGATTCCACGTTGTGTCCGCAAAATCCAAATAGGCTGTTGTGCCCGAGGTCACTACCGTTACGCCGGTCAAAGTGTTTCCACCAGCAACGTAACCTGTGCCAACAACTTCGTTGGCTGTGCTGTACACCAGCGTGCCTTCGCCAAGGTCCGCATTAGCTGTGTACAGCGCCATCTTGAGCGTGCCAGTGGCCAGAGCCTGCAGTGCAACCAGCTTGGCCTGCGTGGTCAGAGTTTGGTCAAACGACATATCAAGTCACCTCAAACGTGTTGGATTTGCGGCGATTATCGCTGCAAGGCACCACACATAAGTTCCATGGAACGTGTAGCCCTGATACGCGTTTTCCACGGAGTGGAACAATATGGTCTACTTCCCAAGGGAAGCCAAACAACTTTTCTCGGATTTTAGCCAAATCATACGCTTCGGCAATAAGCCAGCGATCGTCTTGCGTGAGCCACGCAGGCGTTGCTTTTGTTTTTGCGGCATACCGACGGGCGGTACGTGCGTTAACAGTTGCGGGGTTATTTTTTGCCCAACGGGAACACTTTGCATTGTGCTTGTCGCGGTTTGCCGCTACCCACGCTGTGACTTTTGCCACAATCTTGTCTTTGTTTTTTACATGGTTTTGAGTCATGTATGCGGAAACGCACGCTTTGCAACAACTGCGCAAACCGTCTCGGCGTGTTTTGTCTTTGTGAAAAAAGTCGAACGTTTTATCGACCCCGCACTTGGTACAAGTCTTCATGTAACCGCCTGTCGGTATTGCCCTGACCGATATGCATCTTGCCTTTCAAGTCCGTCGCCAAGACGTTTGGCCAAAGCAAGGGCATCCGCATACTTTGTATTATACAAAGACACCATGTCGGCTTCGCCTTTCATAAAAGTCACAGCTTCTACAAGCGAACCATAAAGCAAAACAGAGTCAAAATTATCCCCTACCCATGTGCGCCCATCGGCAGCTACTGAGATTGACTCTGGCATGTAATAGTAGTGCAGCTCAACGCTGTACGCCGCATTGGGGGTTGGACCCAGTATGAATGACAGCTCATCCGTAATCACAGTGCCAGCGGTCGTCGGCCCAAACAGGGCGTAGTACTTGGGGATACCTGTTGATGTTGGCGTTGGGTACGCCTGCCGGATGAAGTTCACGTCTTTATTCAGCAGGTACTCGTAAGCACCTGTGGCATCAATGACTGCAATGGAGTACGTTGCCAAAAAATCTCCGGGGCATGACAGGTACTTGTTGTTAGCCGACATGGACCCCGTGACGTTCTTGCGGATAGACGGAAACTGCACCGTGTTGAAGATGCGCTGCTCGGCCTGTTGCACAAACACCGGGATGTTTGAAACAAAGTCCTGCTCAAAGTTCTGCGTGTAATCGCAGATCGCAGCTTGCAACGCGGTGTAGTTCATGCCTTACCTCAAGCCATTGGGCCACGAGCCATGACGCCTTTGGTGGCCGCGCCAGTGCCACGAATCTTGATGCCCGAAGTCTTGACGCCGGGGTACTCGTTGCTGTGGTTGTTGGCCACGGACACGTTGGTGTCCACCATGTGCTTCATGGCGTTGACTTTTTTAAGCACCGCAGGGGTGGATGCTTTGGGTTGGTTATAAGTTGCCATATCAGGCTCCTTTGCGACCGGGGGACTTCTGGTTGGCGATCTTGGCCAAACCACGACCCATTTTCAGCATGTCGCTGTTGGTTTTGCCACCAGCACGCAGCTTGGTGGGCTTAGCACCGGGGTGCATATTTGCTTCGTGCTTGCGCACTGCTTTCTTTGCGTCCATGATGAACTCCTTAAGATGTTGAGATTGTCACTTGACCGATTGCAGCAGTCAATACCAAAGTGCTTGGTGTCAACGCGTCATCGAAGAATCGGGAGCCACCAACGGGGTTCCAGCCCCACTGAATGTCTCGGCTGCCGCCTGTTGGAAAGCCTGCCACGTTGGGGCCTGCTGTCACGTATGTCGTATCTCTGCGGGGGTTGCGTACCGCCTGCGGATCGTCCACGGGGTACATACCGAGCTGCAACTGCGGCTGATCGGGGTCCCAGCAAGAGTCGCACACCAAGACGTTGTTGATCTTGGTCTTTACCACCAGCTTGCGCAGCTCCGTGAGTTTGAAACGGAAACCACAACGATCGCACTGGGCGATCGAGTTCTTGGCGCTGGCAAACCGATTGCCCATTTACGTGCCGCTCCCCAGATACTGACGGCGTGGAACAAACCTGACAGCCGCTTTTTCGCGGTCCTCTTCAGAGGCAAGCTGCCATGCTTCGTCGTATTGCTGCTTCAAGATACCCAGACGCTCAGCGCCACCGGGCACCTTCAGGGCCAAGTAGTAGGCCAATCCTGCCACCATGCAGGGAAGGAAACGGAAAGGCATATCCATTGTGTTGACGCCGTTGCCAGCGTCTTGGATGCGCTTTAAACGCCAGTACACAAACACGTAGGGTTGTGTGTTGTCCGGCACGGGCCAAACGGTGATGCGCGGGGTATTCAAACGCTCAATCCAGACTTGGATCGGGCGGGCTTGCTGCAGCTTGTTGGGGATCGTGGCATAGGTAGAAACACTGATACGCGTGATGGTCAGGTCTGCCTGTGTTGCTGCGCTCCCCGCGCCCGTGCGAATGACGTGCTCAAGCAGGTCCACGGTGTCCGCTGGGAGGTCATACGTTGCTGTGCCTGCTACCAGCGGGATGGAGCCCTGCTCATAGGTGAACATGTTCAGGCCACGGTTGGCCCAATCAGCAAACATCAGGTTCATCGAACGGCGGGCCGTGCGCAGGTCATAGCCCGTACGCATCTCCGAGCCCACGCGCTCAAATGCTTCCTCAACGATTTCGGTCAGGTCAAGGTTGAACGATGATGTGCCGGATGTTGTCATCTGAAGCTCGCTGTCTTTTTGGCGATGGTCTTGGGCTGGGCCACAAACTGCTTGCCCGCCGCCTTACCAGCACGCTTGGCTTTTGTGGTGGCCGCATACTCTGCGGGGCTGAGCGATTTTATCGCCTTCTCCGGCAAATACCGCTCACCTGTTTTTGAAGACGGCTTGCCGCTCTTGGTGGTCCATTTCTGGTCCCCCCAATCTTTGAGCGACTTCTGTGGGGCCTTCATGTCAGTCCCTGTATCCGCCGCCAGCGGCTTTGTACTTCTTTGCCACAAGCTGTGCTTTACGGGCCGACCACTGACCTGCGCCCGTACCCTGCGTAGCAGCAGCCTTGACTTGGCTCACAATCCGCTTGCGCAGACTGGGTTTGGTGTAGTTGCCAGCCGCATTGACTTTGCCGCCTTCAGCGTATTGCGTAAAGTCGGTGTCATCCCGGCGTGCCTTGCGGACGCCTTTGGGCATTTTGGATGGGTTGATGTCACCCATACCGCGACTGGCCATCATACGAATCGCCCCTTTGTGTGCCCCTTGGTCACGCAACCATCTGCGCGAGTCACCCCGCCTTTGGCCTTTTTGACAGGCGCAAACATCTTGTCGGCCATGGACATGGCTTTGGATGTATGTCCTGTAGACGGGCGAGTTGGCTCATTGAGCATGTCCTCGTACATCTTTTTGGCAGACCTCATGCGTGGTGCATCGCTCATGATTACACCATCTTGCCTTTGGTGTGGCCTTTGGTGATGCAGCCGTCTGCGCGAGTTACGCCACCTTTTTTCATGGGTTGGCCTTGGGCAGAGGCAGCCATTGCTTGCTGACGGGCTTCTTCAGCCGCAGAAGCCTTACCAGCTGACCGTTGCTTGTTGTAGTCTTTTGCCATCAGCATAGGCAAAATGCCGCCAACACCTGTTGCCAAAACGTCAGAAATCTTAGCCATGATTAAACCATCTTTCCTTTTGTGTGACCCTTGGTGATGCAACCGTCAGCACGAGTCACGCCGCCTTTGGCCATCTTCCTTGCGGGGGCTGGCTTGGGGGGAGTGGTGCTGGCAGCGTCATACGCTTTGGTAGCAGCGTCTTGGGCTTTTTTGTCCGCCATCATCTGGCGGGCTTCTTTTTCTGCTG